GATGCAAAACTTTGGCTCAATGAAGGCTGGTGCGACTATTACGCTCCTCAGCTTTACTGGAAAGAGGAAGGAAAGCAGCGTTTCTCATCTCTGCTTAAATGGTGGAATCAGGAAAATTATAAAAAGGTGCACCTTTGGCCAGGACTTAATACGGTCGGGATTGCAGTGAGTGACAAGCCAACGGAGATAGCTAATCAGATCCGAACTACCAGAAATCTGCTTAAAGATAACGCCGGCACCATTCATTACAGTGTTGATGGCATTTCAAAAAATCCTGCTATGCTCAGCATGCTCAAAACCCTGTACAGCGAATCTGCGCTGGTACCGGCAAGTCCGTGGATCAACACAAAAGCCGTGTTAAAACCTGAAATCACAGCTAAACGCAGCGGAAATAACGTACAGACAGATTGGTTCTCGCGAGAGGCAGATCAGGTAAGGCAATGGGTGCTTTTCACACAATACGGTGACAGATGGGAGACTGAAATACTGCCGGCAGCTGAAAAGTCAAAAACACTGTTGCTGACCAAAAACGGTAAAAATCTGAAAAGCGTGGCAGTGCGCGCTGTTGACCGGCTTGGTAATGAAAGCGACTATGCAGGTGTGACAGTGAAATAAGTTTTCAGGTTGGCCTAATTTAAAGTGTACTTTGGAATCAATGATTTCAGGAATGCAATTTTTAGATAAATGACGCGGGCGAACACTAACCCCTGGGTGGAAACTCAGAGTTTTTGTTTGTTTTAAAGCTTTCGTGTCAGCCTTGCCAGATACTGGTTGTTTTCGTCTTCGGCGATACGTTCCACATTCCAGCCGGCAGCTCTTGCAATCATTGACATTGTACCAAAATCCAGATAAAGCCAATGAAACCATTCAGTTTTTTGCCGTGAATATTCGTAGCAGCACTTTACTTCACCGTAATAATGTTCGGGTCGCGGAAGATCTTCATACATATACGCGATATCACAAGAATCAAAGATTATCTGTCCCCCGGGTGACAGCAGCTTCTCGGCATGCTTAAGAAATTTTAGAAATCCTTCGCACGTGCCGCAAAGTACGATACCGTTCATCAGAAGCAGTAAAGTGTCAAATTTTTCGTTTGAATACTCAAAAATATCATCACAAACAACATTTTCCACGCCGCGTGCACGCATTACGTCACAAGCCGCATTTGAAATTTCCAGGGCTGTAACGTTGAACTTCAGGTTCTGCAGTTCGATCGCATGTGAACCCGCGCCCGCCCCGATGTCGAGCACTTTTCCGGTGCATAGTTTTAGTGCTTTTTGTTCAAGTTCCGGCATTTCATAAAAATCACGGAAATAAACCGCCAGCGGCATCTCTACTTTTGGCCCGAATTCATCGAGCACAAAAAGTTTCTTTTTGGTGTTCCTAAAATAAAAGTCATGAATGGATTGTCCGGGAAGATCTGTCATGGTTCAAATATAAAAAATGCGCAGCAAATATTTTTTATTGAAGGTCCAGCCGTTTAACTCGCTAGTTCATAAGGCTTAACTTTTACTCCCGAACTTCTCGAAACACCTTTAAATAAAGAATTTTCAAATAAATTTGGAACTTAAGGAAAATGTCGTATATTTGCATCACAATATCGCGGGGTAGAGCAGTAGGTAGCTCGTCGGGCTCATAACCCGGAGGTCGCACGTTCGAGTCGTGTCCCCGCTACAAAGTTTCGAATCTTCGGATTTGATTTTTTAAAAAGGATAATAAGCATCGGTAGTTAAGCCAGTTTTCGCGAAAGCGGGAAAAGATGTTTTTTATCCTTTTTCTGTTTTTGGTCACGAAGCTGGGCACGAACAGAAATTTTCCGTGACCGGTTGTGTTTTTAAAAATACACAACATGATCCAGGCTTTTCAATTATTACATCCAAAGGGCGCTGCACATTTATTTGCAGCCATGAATTACAATTTTTATCTGAAAAACGAGCCCGACCGAAACGGACTATGTCCTATATATATAAACGTGCGCATTAATCAACAGCGCGCGCGGATCCCGGTGGATATGAAAATACTGCCGAAATACTGGGATAAAGAAAAAAGAATAGTGACCGGTTGCCCGGAGGCACCCGATTATAATTTAATTTTAAAACAGATTGATGGCCAGATCACCAATATAAAAATCAACCATCGGCTGTCTGAAATTCCGCTTACGCTCGAAAGTTTTACCGAGCAAATTAAAAACGCACCGCCAAGCTTCGATCTGGTGCAGTTCTTCAATCATATTATTGATATTCAGGACCTGTCCCCCAGCTCAGTGGTAAAGCACAAGGGCATTATGAATAAGTTGAAGGAGAGCAAGCGATCCCCAATGTTTGCCGACATCAATATTATGTGGTTCGATAAATATCGCGCGTATCTTCGTTCGATCGGCAATAACGCCTCCACGATCAATACCAATATCAGCATCATCAAGAAATATCTGAAACTTGCGAAGGATTACGGCATTAAGATCTACGTCGATTTGGACAAGGTGAAAGTTGGGCCGACTGCCGGCCGTATCATCTGGCTGCGGGAGTCGGAGATCATTAAACTGGAAGCCTATTTTTATTCTGAATTTATCCCTGAACATATTAAACTAAGCCTGGGTTATTTTCTCACCTCGTGCTATGACGGTCTGCGAATTTCGGATGTGCAAAATAGGACGCGTGAAGATTTCCTTCTCTCAGATACTCTTAATTTCATTGCGGTGAAAACGAAAAGACCCGTGCAGGTAGGTGTTGCTGAGAAGTGCAGGAAGATTGTAGAATATGACCCGAGGCTTTTCATTGAATGGACAAGCGAAATAAATATTAACCGGAACGTGAAAAAAGCTGCCGAAAATTGCGGTATAAGGAAAAACGTGTCATTCCACGTGGCCCGCCATTCTTTTGCCACAAATTATCTTCTTATAGGCGGCAAGGTTGAAAACCTGCAGAAACTTCTCGGGCATTCAAAAATAACCACCACGATGAAATATGTTCATGTGGTGGATGAAGAGGCCGCGATGACCGTGAATTTGTTTGATCGATAGCTATACCACCGTTTCCGTCACCAGCTCAATATTATACTCATCCTTCGAAACTTTCTCTTTGTTCATCGATTTGATGATGTGGATATTATTGTAGCAGAAAATAAATTCTTTCACCGAATACTGGCTGATCTTCGAGATGCTGCAGTTCTTGCTCCAGTTGTATTCCTGACCATTAATCCGGATCCGGAGCCAGTTCGACCAGTTGGTGTCGTAAAGCTGCGGATGATCGAGGCCGGGCGTGTACCTCGCATTGTTCTGTCCGCCTGTTAGGCCGGCGTATTCCACCAGATGCACCACAGAGTCGCTGTCTTTCATCACATTCGCCGTAAGGTAGCCGAGCGGTTTCGGCAGCTTCAGTTCCATCGCATACCAGTTTGTCTCAATTGTGCTGGTATCGGTTTTTGCGGTGCCATTCAGAACCGCGCCCTGGTAATCGTAGTACATTGAATCTTTCTTAAAACCTTCATCCATTTCAGGAAATTTAAGCAGAAATGATTTTTTATTTAACAGCGTGCGCTTCGGCTCCGGCACTTCCATAAATCCGAAATCCTTCGCGTCGGGAATTTGCTCAGTCTGGATTTTGTTCATTATCACCGATTTATTTTTAATTTCAAGATCATAATTCAGCAGGTTGGTGAGGCCGTTCACGAACTCTCCGAAAGTTATTTCCGGTACCGCTTTTTTCAGATCAATTTCGTTACGGTTGGTCACCACTCCGGTGCTGGCTCCTTCTTCATCCACTTCGTCATCGAGCAGCGCAGACGTGACCAGAAGATCAGAAATCTGGTGGCTCCAGCTGTCGTGAAACTGTGTGTAAATATAGAGGCGTAAAACTGAGTTCTCCTGCAGCACATTAAAATCAATATTCAGCGGCATTCTTTCAAAAATTGTCTGTCCGTCCGCACCGTGATACCGTTGGAAAATTGAATTCCCGTTGATTGTAATCCAATAATTCGCGAACATTTTCCTGGCTTTAAAAAACTCCAAAAATCCGGCAATCTTATACTGCCCGGGTTTTTCCAAAATGATTTCTTTGTCATACTTCACATAATCGTCCGGGCCGTTTTCCAGATAAAGCTCCGTGTAATCGTTTGAAGTGAATTTAAACCCGAACCGCTTCTGCTGAAGCGTGGTGAAGTATTCGCCGCCCGAAAATACCCAGCGGTCCTGCAGCGTGGGTTCGGTAAGTATATCACCTTCGAGCGTGAGTCCGGCATCGGCAAAACCAGTTTTCAAGATATACAGCGGATGCGGGCAAGGATGAATTATGTTGACATTCCAGATCAGTCCGGCTTCATCTACATAATTGCGGCGCATTTCGGTGCCGTCCGGTTTCAGGTCGTTGTAATAGCCGTCGAAATTCTTCCATACTTCGTCGGTCGTGGGATATTTCTTGGTATAAATCCGCGGAAAATTGAAGTTCGTGGCTGGATATTTCTTCGTGCAGATTTCTCTGGCATAAGTGTGGATATCCGGCACTTCGAATTCTTCCAGATTGAGTTCTGAAAGTTTTTTACTGAAATTCGGCAGTTCCTCAAAACCGAAATCGATCTGCGCTGTGATTTTCAGCCCCTGGATGTTTTGGATGAAAAGTTTCGCTTCGTGAACTTTGCCTTCTAATGAAAGAAAGCCAGGAATCATATTCTGCAGTCCGGTGGTTTCATAGCTTACATAATCGCCGTAATTTTTAATGAATTCCTGCGAAGCTTTGATTTCAAAAGGAAACATAAATTTCGAAAACTTCTGGTCGGAAATTTTCGAGTTGCTTTCCTGCATCGAAATTTTGATTTCAGAAAGATCGAGTTCGCCCAGATCGGACGTGAATTTTACTTCCATAATACGATGATGAATTCGAGTTCGTAGTTGATTAGGTTTTTTTGTCGTTCCAGTTCAGTGAGCTTTTGCGAAGAAGGCAGAATCCGGTAGATTTTCCCTTCGAGGCGAATAAATGCCAGTTTGCTTTTGATGATCTCTTTTACCAGATACGTTTCCTCCTTCAGAATAAATCCGGTTGAAATTGTGAGTTTCTGCGTTTCTGAGGTGCCATACTTTTGCGCACCAAGCTGAAAGCTGTCTGCAATATGATCGAAAGCATCATCAATTTTATAATTCCCGGACAAAATCATCCACTCAGGAACCAGGTTCTCGTTCAGCCACTGCAGCACTGCCTGGCTTTCCACATTCGGGAACGGCAACAGATCAACCCCAAGGTTGTTTTTAAGTAAAGTTGCATCCAGAATTCCACCATCAGGGAGCATCACCGCGTGCACTTCTTTATCTCCGGCCGGATTGCCGGCATCTACTCCACTCGTGAAATCTTCAGGCGAAACCTGATCAGCCAGATAGCTGAAAAAGAACGTAGATCCCGAATATTTTCTGCGTACCGGGAAATTAGTGAACAGCGGAAATTGTAGCGGACGGTGCCCCGCATAGAAATCTGCTGCAGGAAGTATGTTTGAAAGTAAGACGTTGTAATTAATGTCAAGCTCCTCCACTTTCAACACCACTTCGGCGGCTTTGTAGATCAACCGGTTGTCGAAACTGCGGTCTGTGGCATCGAAAAGATGATTTTGAAAAACAGGAAAGAAACTCTGAATCTTTACTCCTACATCAGTTCGCACTTTGTCCTGAAAGTATGGCACCTGGTAAACGGATTCGGTTTCGGTTTCTCCAGCCGCAGTCGTGAATTTCATCTGCATGGTTACACGCACAAAGCGCGCGGCTTCACTCATCCGGAAAACCTTCAGAATCACATCATCCAGGCAAAAGTTGTGCTCTTCGGTGTTAATATCAATGAAAGCGATGACCTTGAGAGCCACCGGAACCGTGATGGTTTTGGTGTCGTAACTGATCACGATATTACCGGTAAAATCGCCCACGGTGAAGGTGTCAGAATTTTCGGTGGTCACGGTGATTGCAGCGGAAGCCGAACCCGCATCCGCCGAAAGGTTCAGCCAGGCGGGTTTTGTGATGGTGAAGGCTTTGTTCAGTGGATTCGTGAGCGTGAGCGTGGCCGATTTAGTTTCGTTAAAGCCTTTTCTCAACTGAAAAGAAAGCGATTCCGGCGATACCAGGATATCGTCATCATTAATCACGGTGACCTTGACCGTAAAACCAGCTGCAAAAACCCCGGCTTTGCGAAGTTTACAGCTCACAGTTACTGTACCCGAAACCGGAAGTTCCGCATTGGTAAGGAACGGAAAGGCAGGATCTTCAACCAGGTCGAATTCTTCTGTCGCCGTGAGTTCATTGAACAACGTGCCGATGGTTTCAAAAGTAAGCGGATCCAGCGCCGTATTGTTTATGATCTCCACGTGTGTGTCACCGGAAAGTGTATTGGTTTCGCGGTTATACAGTACGTTGTAATTGGTTTTGTCGGTGGTGATTTGCCCAGGTGAAACGCCCGAAAGTGTAAGCTGCACCAGAGATGATAACGTTCTTATGTAACCGTCACCATTGCTGAGTTCGATATATACATAAGCGTCATATACGCCGTTTGGCAGTGATTCAAGGTTTTTCACCTGGAGCGGCAAAGCAGCGGAATTACCTTCAAAAAACAGAAAAGATGACGTTTCGTTTCCGGGTGAAAAAAGCCAGTTTACCGATGTATTTTCGAACTGGATGGAATACTGCACAAAAAGTACAGGCTGATCTTCCACAATGGTAAGATTCAGATTGGCAAGCGTGGGAAGCGCGGCTATGCGGTCCCACGTTATGTTTTGAATTCCGGGTTTTAAAGTGCTGATTGCTGGCATTAGTGTTTATTTTTATTTTTCAGTTCGTCCCACATTTCTATCATTTCTTTTGCTTCTTTTCCGTTTTTGGGATTTTTTTCTATGTAAACTCCTTTAGTGATCAAATATTCTAAAAAGTTACCGAGGCGATAAAGGACAGGCATCAGCTCCGAGTTGCCGGCATTTTCCGCAGTTACCGGCGATGCAGATGCGGAAGTTTGTGCAGTATCCTGCACAAATCCGCCTTCGGCCATTGGTGTGGATTTGCCTAAACGGATGCTTTCCAGATAATCGATCACTTTGGCGGTTCGGGGGTTTTCAGTCATCCATTCGGGGGCAACCCACTCATTCTGGTGCACGATGCCTGCCGGGCGGAAACCAGTGTTATCAGGATCGCCAAATCCGGATCCGGTGAAACCCCCGCGTGCGAAGCTTGGGCGCTCGGGTAAAGGTTGGGCGGCAATCATTCCGATTTGAACAGCGCCTAAAGCACCAACCAAACCAGCCAGAACGAAATTCAAAGGCGTCCACGGTTTATTTCCTAATGCGCCTACAACCGCCGACGCTGTACCCGCAATTGCAGACATAATATTAGCGGCTTTTTCTGCTTTTGCCTGTTTGTAATTTATTTCCGCCTGTTTATTAGCTTTCTCTTTTTCTAATAAAATTATTTGTTGATTGTATTGCTCGTTTGTGATGTAACCTTCATTCAATTGTTTCAAAAGAGCCTGTTTCTTCTTGTCTTGAATTTGTTCAAATTTCTTAAGATCACGTTCGTTAGCCTGTGCCTGCATTTGCGCATACATCTTTACAGCATTCGAAAGTGCTTGCATCGCCATGATAACTCCCTGTATTTTTCCCTCTGTTGTATCAAGATTATTGTACATGTCTTCCCAATCCTGGACAGAAAACCCAAGCAAATCAACAGCACCTCTTTTAGCACGGTTTTCTGCAACTTTTTTTGCATTATCTTGCTCAGTTCCGCCATTGACCAATCCGGTAATACGGGTCATTTGCTCTTCAATAATTTGAAGATTCTTGGAAAGTTCTTCCACACTGGCGAAATCCATTACTTGAATAGCAGCAGTAATTTGCGAGGCAACAACACCCTGCATCTTTTTCAAACTTTCAAGTTGAGCTGCCAACATTTTACGATCAGCATCTTCACGTAGTGCACGTTTAGCATCTTCAAGAGTTTTAATTCCGCTTAATTCCGTTTGGGTTAACTTTAAATATTTCATGTTTGAAAGTGCAATCTCAGCATCTTCCATTGTAGAAATATTATTTATTAAATCTTCATCAATCCGCCGCTGCTCATTAATTATTGCCTGCTCGTTCTTGGAAAAATCATCAAATTTTTTAGCAGCATTTTTCTGCCAGATTTCTCTGAGTTTAAAAAAGTGGGTTTGCTCATTCTGGATCTCAATTTGATTTAAAATATCAATTGATTCCTGATATTTTTGTTTTGCAATTGCTGATTTAGTCTGGATTTTTTTAATTTCCAATTCAGCTATTTCAGTAAGGATTTTTCGGCTTTCGATATCGCGGCGCGCGGTTTCTTTTGCTGTTTCTCTTTCAAATTCATCCTGGATTAAGTCCGCTTTATTTTTCAGATATTCATCCTGAAGACTAAGCAATTTTTTTAACGACTCTTCCTCGTCTTTTTCAATCTGTTCCTGATATTTTTTAAGTTCCGCCGCCGCCTTTTTTCGCGCGGCTTCAGCTTCCTTGGCAGCTTTGTCTGCCGCTTTTTTATCGGCCGCGCCTTTGGCTTCAGAACCGTCATTATTATTGCCTGGTTTTACCGCATTAGCCAGACGTTCTGCCTCAGCTTTTGCAGCAGTTGCAGCATCAAATGTTCCCCGAAACGCATTAGCCGCATTCAATGCAGATTTCGTAACATCTTTACCGAAATTATTTACCGACTTATTGATATCGGTTTCAAACTGGTAGTACTTACTTTTAAAGCGCTCAAATTCCCTTTCCGCCTGATCAAAATCACCGGTGAGAAACGAACCTATTGCTTTACCGCCCGCCTGCATCCCTGAAACCAGAACACTAAGCGAATCCATAATGCCTCGGAAAGATTTGGCAGCTGCTGACGGCAACGACGCGAATAATGCGCCCATGTAAACACCAGAAGCCTTGAACTCCCGATCTGCACTTCTAATCCATGCTATAAAATTATAATAACCAATCTGCAGGTTTTTCCAGAGAATATCAAATTCTCTTTTCAGCGCAATAACGCTGTCGCTTTCCATGGCTTCATATTTCGCGGTTTCCAGCTCGTTGTATTTGTCGACCTGGTCCTGAAGAATCTGTTCTGTTTCGGTAAGCGGACGGTTCAGGTCTTCGGCGGCCTGAATTACGGCCTGCATAATTGCGAGAAAACCACCGGCATCTTCACCCGCTCCCCGGAAAAGATCTGCGGTAAGCTGTGCCTGTTGTTTTTGGGTAAGATTGTATTTTCCGCTTTCTGCAGCAATTTCCGACAGTGCATCTTTTACGGTGACTTTTCCGGTATTTACTTTTTGCAGAAGTTCATCTGCGAACGGTGCACCGAAAGCATTTACCAGGGCATCCCGGCTGGATTTGGTTTGCTCGGTGATCGAAATATTAAATTCTTTGATCGCATCCGGAAGTTTATCATTGTAAATTCCGAGGTCGTAACCCGCGTTCACAATCGCAATAAAATCCTGCACGGCAAATCCTGCTTTAGCGAAGAACGCGGGATATTCCCGGATGCTGTCCAAATATTCAGTATTTGTTTTACCACCTTTTACCGCGCCTTTTTCGATTTGATCAAGCGCATCGATATAAGAAATTTTGAATTCATTTACCAGAGCTTTGGCAGCTTCCAGCGTTTCTTTACGGTCGAAACCGAAAGCGCTTTCCATGGCGCGGGATTTCAACGATATTTCATCCAGTGCTTCGCCCTGCAGCTTGGTAACTGAGGCGGTTAATTTATTTGCTTCCTGGAGTTCTGTATTGTATTGAATAATTTCGCGCACCGCTAAACCAATTCCTGCAGCAATCGCCGCAACCCAACCGATGATTGGTATGGAACCAATTGCCGCCCAAGATTGTGCAGCGAAGACCTTTATTGTAGAACCAAAAGATTTGAAGGAAACTTCACCAGACAATATCGAGGCAAAAGTATCAGTGAGCTTGCCCTTCATATCGCCGAAAGCGCCATTAAGAGTTTTTGCTTCCTCCTTTGTGTTTTTGATTTGGCTGCGAACTTCATCGAAGCGCTTGTTCACATCTTTCAGCTGCGCAGATTTGTCGATAAACTCCTGCGTGCCGGGTGTGAGTTTTTTCAGTTCGCGCTCCAGCTGGCCGGAGGCACGTTTCAAACCGTTAAAGGTTTCTTCGACCTGCTTGCCGTTGATGGTGAGAATGCCTTTGGTTGTAATTGTTGTCGCCATGAATTGTTTTTAATCAGGCGTAAAAATGAAGCTTGCCGGCGGCATCCGAAAGGACACTTTTTTTATTCCTTTTCCATGAAATTTTTAAGATGCACGAAAATTTCTTCACTGCGGACTTTGGTTACATTTTCCATAACAAAAGGAATTACTCCGGATTGCTGAATCGCTTTATCGATATAATCTTTGGCAGGCAGGTTGAAAACATGATTTTTGAAATTGTAGGTGGTGGTTTTTGGCGTTTGCCTGGTACGGCCTTTAAGGTTTTCCCGCGTAGAATTAACGCCGTAGTGCTGTACAAACCCGTGTTGACCCATCACAAGTGAAAGACCGTTCATGTAATATTTGAGATTCTGGTTTTCGCCTCCAATTTTCCCAAGGTTGGTTTTGGCAACGGCGTCGGCATCACTGAGTTTTATTTTTGGTCCGGATACATGCTCTTTGAAACCCAGTGACGAAATTTTATTGCGCATGGCAACACGAAGCATTTCCTCGGCTTTTTTGGCGATGTGTTTTTCTGCGTGTGGATCTATCTTTTCCATACCCCAAAAATAAAAACCGCCCTCTCGATGTGAAAGGACGGCGGTCACCTATATTTGCTTATTTATCCTCTAAGCATTTTTTTCGTACATCAGCCAGACAAAGCGGCGGCCGATTTCTACGTTATCATATTCGGCTTCAATGCCTTTTTTCCTGTCTTCTTCTACCACGGTGATCTGCTGGTAAATAATCTCCTGATCCTGCTGAAACTGCAGCGCTTTCAGCATTTCGTACACATCGTGTTCATCGATCGGGTGTGTGGGAATGATGCCACGGAGCTCGTGCAGCACGTCAGCCGTGGTGCGCTTCATCTGTCTGTGCTCAGCACCTTCAGTACTGTAGTAGCGGCTGAAGATCTCCCGCATTTCCTGTTTGTAATCTTCCATGATTAAGATTTTGTACCCGGATTAAGAAAGGAGATCATGCTTTTGAATTCGCCTTCGTCCTTATTGCAAATGTAGTACAGCGTCATAGACTGCTGAAGGACGTATTTGATCGCGCTTTTCTGTTCTTTTTCCAGATCTTCCACATAATCAATAAACATCAGTGCACTGTGGATATCGGCCTGCAGGAACTTGCCGTTCATTTCCTGGTAAAAATCTGTTAAGTTTTCGCTTACGGCTTCTTTAAAGGATTTGCGGCTCATGATCTGGAATATTTAAGGTTAAAACGGGAAACCATTGTATAAAAACTCCTTGCCGGTGTGCGGCCGAATGCAAAAGCATTTTTAGCGTCCTGTGTCTGCATGATGCAGTGATACAGTTTTGAATTGTGCAGATCCTGTACGATTTGCAGGATGTGTACATTGTTGTTTCTCATGAAGCGTCCGAAGTCTTTCCGGAATTTCAGTTCTTTGCGCTGCAGGGTTTGCAGGCGGGTTGTGGTTGCTGTTGAGTTTGACATTTTATAACAATTTAAAATTAATTTAAAATAAAACGCCCCGATTGTGTGGCGTCGTCAAACTCAACAATCGGTAGGATTGTAACCACACGCACGGAGCGCAAGTTTATAATTCGGTAAAGTAATATCGGTGTATTCCGATTATTGAGTTTGACAATTCAAAAGTACAAAAGAATTTTGAATGTGCAAGAAAAAATTAAATTATTCGATATTAAAAGAAATTACTTCAAAAGGTTTGCAACCTGCAATATATTTTATTTTCAGCCAATAGTGACCTTTGACCTTCATCCCCAGTTTGTTCTCAGAGGTAAAACTGCTTTGATACAAAATAGTTCCTTTATCAATATCTTCGATAGTGCCATATGGATAACCGTCTTCAATTGTACCAGGATATTTAGTTGATTCTTTTAATAATTTCTGGGATAGTTTAACTGGAGAATTTTCAACAAACGCGGCATTTTCAATATATTCATTGAGTACAGTTTCTTTTTTGCTTTTATCAAGTTTTGACCAATCCAGTTTACAGTGTGCCTCTTCCATTTTAGCCGACTTAGCTTTAGAGTCTGCAATAGGATCAGATGTTATACATTTGAAAACTATAAACCCCAGAATGATTAAAACTAACCATTTTGCTATGGTGTTGTGCTTTTTTCGCATTTTAAAATGTTTTTTGTAAAAGTAACAAAAAAAGAAAACCACCGGGTGGTGGTTTTTTTATTTCTAGTTTATACATGGCGTTAATCCTCGAGATTTTCATCGTTTGAGTGCTGGGCTTTTTTTCCCAACACAAATACGGTAGCAAGGCCTATAATTGTGGAGCCGCCAAGTATTCCTCCTAGCCAAGGTTGCCCGTTAAGACCTAAGAAAACGCTTGCCGACAAACAAAGCACCCCGAGAATAAAACCCATCCACTGGCCGGTGCCACTTTCGCGATTGTTAGCGGCAATAACGGACTTCTCAATTTCGAGCCGATGCTGACTTTGTTTCTCAGCCATGGACATTATTCGGTCCGCACCGTTCGGAATTATCCCATTATACTTTTCCAAATCCTCGGGCCTTGGCAATGGACCAGAGTGACTGGAAGAAACCATCATAGAAATCGCTCGAAGCAACCTTCCTTTCTGAGCCTTAGGGATATCTTCTAATGCATCCGGGTCAACTTCCTCTATCTCTTGCTCTATTTCCTGTAAATTTGATATATCATCCGGGCAAAGTTCTTGTTTTTCCTCTTTATCCATTAAAGCGATTTTTGAAAATTTCTTTGTGCTTTTCGCAAATCCTCCCCAGTCATCTCCCAGTCACTTTGCAGCGCCTTGCTATCTGCTTTTAAAGAGCTGTCAGACTTGTTATAATCAAAATACTGACCTCTTAAATTAAAGATGCTGCCCATACCAACTATAAAGCTTTTGTGTGGTAAAAGCGATGTAGTTTTGGGCGCTTTGGCTTGAACTCTAATTTTTTTCATGGTGGTAAGTGAGTTATTATACTACAAATGTAGTACAAATACTATACAAATGTATATTATTTTTATATCCCATAAAAAAACCCAACCTTACGGGGTTGGGGTTGCAGAGGGAAAAATCTAAAAAAACCCTTAGCAAATTGCGGTAATATCTTTCCAGTCTTCCGGATCCAGCTTTAGGGATTGAGCGTTTCTGATGTCGAAAGTTACTTCCACACCGAAATCGCTCCTAGTGAGTTCTACGGGCTCCAGATTAATGCTGTCTTTCTGCAATGAGTTCCAGAGGAAATGATCTTTAGTTTTGTTGTCGAACCGTACGCGGGCCATCACTTTCAGTGCGAGGGTTTCGGCGGCATCAATGGCGGCGTACTGCGCTTCGTAATCGTCGGGCTTCACATTATTGAAGATGACCGCAAAGCCAAGCTTGCGGATGCCCATGGTTTTCATTTCGTCGCCATCCAGACCCAGCTGATATTTGAACAGCGCTAAATAAGGCGCCTGCAGCGGTTCTTTTCTGGACGTTACTTTGTTGGCCAGTTCGCGCGAGAAAAAACCCGCAAAACCGTTCAGGAAATTTGCCTGATTGGTGATGTTCTCGAAATAGTTTTTGAGTTTCAGGTATCCGTTATTGTCCATTTGCTTTGGCTTTGTTTCGGTGATAGATGATTGATTCAGAAAGCGTATCCATGAAGTCGTAGATCAGCGTTTTGTTGCACTCGTGCAGGTTGCCGAGCGGCTTCACTTCATCCATGGCCAAGCCGACAATTATTTTTTTAAACGGCGTATAAACATCTTTCTTCCGGAAGTTCGGCTTCAGTTCGTCTTCTTTTTCTTCGGGTGATTTCGGGAAAATAACCGGGTAGCGATCCCAGATATAGCGGCGGGTATTGGAATAGATGAAAGCGATGGCCTCCATTTCCTTCACCGAAAGTTTATCAGTGATCTGCGAAACTACCGGCAGCAGCTGGCTGTTGAAACTTGCAGTGTAATAATGTTTGCGGATCAGCTTAGAAATCCAAAACCGTTCATCAATCCTGTACAGCGAGGCCACAAAGCGACGGAGTGCGAGCGTGGTTTTCTGCTCCTGCCATTGGTGGAAAAGCGTATCGATCACTGAGAAATGTTTGATTGTAAGATCGCCGAGGCGGTCGGCGGGTTTCACAAGTCCAGCAACTTCTGGAAAGAAATAATACTGCGGTTTTTCAAGCAGGAATTTAGCGAACGGCTCCAGGGATGTGATGGGCACCTGGCGGATCAGCATCTTCAGCCTGAGCTGATGCATGAAGGTGTTTTTTTTCTGGAAAAGAATAAGAATCATCTTCTGATAATCTTTCCCAAAATCGTCGGACAGATTAAAAAAGATGTTGGCGAGTTCCTGCAGCTGCCAGCGGGTTAGCTGCGACCAGGATTCGGCGACGGTGATATTCTTAGGCATTTGGATTTCTTTTGCTCAAAAATGCCAAACCGCGGAAATCTGCGAAAGGACATGAAAACTAAGAATAATGTTGTGAAATCCGGCACAAATTGTCCTTAGTAAATGTGTGATTTTGTCGCACGCATCATAGAACTTTGCATTATGAAACTCCGTGCAACTATTAAAGAAGAAGTTCACCCTGATGATAAATCAATCATAGTACAATTTGATGGGGATCCGGCGAAACAACATTTTGAGGTGCACTTAAAAGATGTACTACCGTATTCGCTTCGAATGCGAAAATGGGACACATTGTTATTATCGGTAAAATGGGAAAGCGAAATCTTTGAGGACGCGAAGGGAAAGAAAAGTTATTTCACGCATCTGTACGCGACGAAGTGGCAATATATCAGTGGTGTAACGGGTGACTAAAACGTGAAATCACCGGCTGAACATTTTGCGTAGCTATATATCTTTGCAGTATGAATTTCTTGGATTTACTTATAACGCTTGCCGTTTTGGTGGTTTCTCTAATCATAGGCGCAAAAGCGTTTGCGAATGCTTTTCCAATGCCAGATACGGACGAGGAAAGTGATGAGAGTCCGCCGTTTTGGTAATATTAAAACGCGAAACCAGATCGATTAGATCTGGTTTCTTGTTCATAATAAAATACCAGTTTTAATATGAAGGGGTGTGTAGAAACTCAAAGTTAATAAAAATTTGCTTTCATTTGTGATGTCTGCTTATTTATTGTTATTGATTGAATCTAGGAGTGGTTGAATTTTCTTCATGGCTTCAACACCATTTCTATCCATTTGCTCAAGCTTTTTGGATCCGATCGTTATATACGTGTTATTTCCAACAGTCTTCTCCGTGAAATAAATTCCGTAATTTGACTTTGCCATATCTAGTCGCTGAGTGACGATGCTAATTGATTCTTTTAACTTTGAGTTCAATGCTATTAAAGAATCCTCTCTTTTAAACAAATCTTTATAAGTTAATTCTTTGCCTCCTTCTAACCTGGTTTTATATGTTCCATTACTGTCCACATCTAAATATTTGTTAAATAATGAATCTGTTTGGGCATTGGTAGCTAGCTGAATGTTCAGCCTGTCTTCTAGTTCCTTCTGATAGTTAGAACTTTGAATATTTGTGATTATTAAACCTACTACGAGCACAAGAAAGAAGAGACATATGTAAAAGAGAACATCCAAAAGTTTGTCCATCCGCTTGGTAGTTGTCGCTATGATTGCAAGCCGGTCCTGCAGATCATTAATTAACTCGGGCGAAGAATTGGGATCAATATCGAGAAGTTTATTTTTCACGATATCAAGCTCTTGTTCTAGGGTTAAATGCTTGACCGTATTTTTATTATTTTTTCTCATTTGAATTACTTTTCTTTAAAATCTTTACTTCTTCTTTATATTTTTCTATCTTAGAAAGTAGAGAATCTATTTCCTTTTTGTGGGATTGCTTTAAGTCATAAATTTCAATTTTTTTCTCATTTTCCTTAAAAGTACCTCCAACCGTATACGCACCGCCACCCACACTTAATAGCACTACTACTGCTCCGCCTATTTGGGTAATCTTTGCCGTAGTACCTTCAAACCAATTCTGGTCTGACGGTGGCGAAATCTCTTTGATTTTTTTGGACTTACGGTTTGACATATTCAATGAACTCAAAAGTAGTAAAATAAATTACACAGAGAGATGTCGAATACGGCCCGCTTAACAAAATAAGTATCTTATTTTAAAACTTTACTATACTTCGCATAGGCTTTCTCCAGCGAAATATTGTACGGCTCACGCTTCCATACTTTTGCCATTTGCGCATATGCAGCGCCATTGTAGATAAATGCTACCCGATGCCAGTCTTTTGCTTCCAAAGCAGCTGCGAGTTTTGCATCTGTCGCGATAAATTTGGCGATCTGTTGAACCTGCGGGGTAAGTCCTTTCTTCGCATCGTCCCACATAGCACCAACGCTCGCATAACCCAGTCTTTTATAATGGAAACCCATGATCTGACCCAAACCAATTGACGTCGCCTGCATGGCCGCGTTTTGGTTTTTGGCGAATGCATCGTTGAACGCAGTCCACTCGCGCGATTGTACATCGACTTTATTGACAGACCATGCTCCTGATGGTGTGTATGGGGCCAGTTTTTTCATCCATGCAGGCTCGAATTGGATGAGAATTTTGCCAGTGCCGGCATCAAAACCTTTGCCGCCAGATTCAACTTCGATAAATGCTGCGAGCGCTGCCGGGTCCATTCCGTTTTTGCATGCCACGAGCTGTACTATTGTGATCAGTTCCTTATTCATTGGTGAACATTTTAAGTTTATTTTTCTTTTTCCGGATCAACACGGCTACCACTACGCCCAAGACTAGGATCACTGCGCAAAATCCCACAATCACATAAACCGGTGCCGAAAACCCGCGGGATTTTACGTCGCTGGCTTTGGCGGAGAGATCGGCGGTGAAATCGCTTACGTTCGTTTCCTCGCTGTTCTTTTTGGCGACATCTACCAGGGCGCTCAGGCTGCTGCTGGCTTCCTTCAGGTCTTCTTCTTTCTGCTGCTCGCGGGTTTTTTCTTTGATGCTAAAATTCGCCTTGCCGGTGATTGTTGTGGTCCGAGTGCCGGTAGGTGTGGTTTCGATATAGCTGAAAGGCGTTTCCGGCTCCACTGTGCCGGTGATTTCTTTCTCAGTTTCCTTTTCGGTTTGCTTTACGGCGGTGTCTTTTTTCACTTCCGTTTTCACTTCCTGCCGTACTTCCTTTACCACTTCTTCGGCCTGCTGCACGGTTTCGGTTTTGGTTTCGGCAACTGAGATCTGCTCTTTTTGTACAGAGCGGCTGCGGCAACTGCTAAATAGGATCAGCAGGATTACCAGGATCAGTTTTTTCATCTTGTTTATTTTTCTCTGTTTGTAAATATTCGAATATCTTGCTCACTACATCTTCCCTCTTCTCCAGGACAGAAAGCAGTTCCTTAAAGCTTCTGTCCGTCTTCCTGCGCAACTTGTCTTCGGCATTTTCCCGGACAGATTTCGCTTCGGTAAAAACGAGCGCGAGTGCGCACAGCAGCGTGACGATCGGCATCACGGAAAGTGGAAAGGGCAGATAGAACGGCAGCGGATTGAGTGTATCGAAAATGAGCGCAAAGAGCAGCATCGCGTAGTAATAGCAGAATTTCTGTATGCTGCGCCGGAAGCCTTCTGAGCTGGTTGCCTCGCCGATGGATTTGCTTTTCCGCACACCGAAGTACAGGTCTATCAGCATCGCTGCCAGTACGCAAAACCACGCGGCGGAGACGATTAAAAGCTTGAGCCAGATGGCCGCGTAATCTTTATTTATAAATTCTACTATCATAATTCTTCAAAATGTCCCGGATCTATCCGGTTGATTAATCACCACAAAAAAAAGCTCTTTTAAGTATTTACTCATTGTTTGTCACGTTGTTTAAAACTCTTTTAAAAACAAATTGTTCCGAGTGGCAAATTCTATATTGACTTTTGACAATTGCGGATAACCAACTATAATTGGTCGAATGCCTGCTTTTTTTAATTTTTCACAGATGCTTTTTAAGTTGGAAACCCACATAGCACTGTTGGTTGAAGCGAATACACCTCCGACATTACTCTGTTGAAAAGCGTAGGGATCGGTTGGTGAAAAGTCATACACAGACGGAGTGTTACCTGCAACATTCCCCGCAGAGTTGGCATCGTTAACATAAAAATTCACAACGCAATAATCTGGTTTTTGCGGGCATCTTTTAATGAATTCTTCTACCCAGTAATCTCCCCATTTTGATGTCTGGCTGCCACGCGAGAAATTATAAATTTCAATGTTTGAATAACCTAAACTTTGCAAATAAGACTTCGTGTAGGCCGGAAATTCCGCAAGTCCACCGAGTGTGCTGCCGTCAGGGCGTTTTGGCGCAGTTTCGCCCGATTCTAAGTTCGGAAACTCGCCCCATGAATCGCACAAAAACATTATGCGCAATCCGTTTTTCTTTACGAAATTGGACGTGTCTAAATAGGTTTTAAACACTTCTATTTCATTGATAGCGAATTGAGTAGTTGCACTCGTAAGCAGTGAAATTTCAAATGTCACCGTGTTATTTTGGAACCCAACAGGCACGATAATCTCTTGAACTCCATACTTCGCATCTTTGTTGTAAAGTTCAGTTCCATTATTGTCGTATGCCTTTATATTTACTTTTCCCGACACAATTCCTTCACGGTAATTAAGTCCGCAAACCACACGGATATAGCCTTTTATTCCCGCTGTCAATGTGAATTTCAATCCCGCACCCGCAACGTTTTGATTCATTAACCAATCGCGGGAATACTTTGAATAAATACGAGGACTTGAAGCGGAACTTTGAGTTTGAAAAGTACCTATTATTCCATTTGGCTGATCTATCCATCCCCCGCTAATCGTAGAACCTGTTAATTTGGTCATCGTGAGTAGCGTTTCAGTGCTTGTCGCTAAATTTTGTGTATTAGTTAAATTCGCATCATTCGTGTACACTCCGAAAATCTTTTTGTTTCTCCGCCCTGTTTTAATAACAGCATTATCAACAAACGCCTTTGCATACGCTCTCCCGCCAAACCTCGATAGGTGGATGCCGGAAAACATATTCTGAAAACTTACACAATTAGTAGGTAAAACATCAGCGACTTTAAATACATTAGAATTGTAATTAACCACCTTAATTGGGTGATAATTAGTTCCGTCAAATACCGCGATATTATATTGCTTACCATTTACAAATCCCGTCCCCGAAGCAGTGAATTGATAATCATTGTCACGACTTGCAATTGTGAATGTGCTGTTGGGCGCTTCATTGTCTCCGTCAACAAATCCGCGCATAAAGTAATTTGCAGGCTCCACATAAAATGGTGTTACTTGCATTTCCTCAACATCTTTTGCGACCTCTTGAATTTCCAGCAGCTTAGAATTTATCGCTTCAAACTCGCCTTTGACCGCGTCTGAATTTATAGGCTTGTCCGTTCCGTACTGAAGGTTTGAAATCGTGTGATTAATAATAATATCTTCTGAATAAGTAACTATAACAGCACTTCCATTTTTACAAGAAATCCGAACGAGCGAACCAACAGGGAAATCAAAATCGTCATCTAATGTTCGCTCAACATACCCTACTGCCGTATTGGTCATTTGGCTCGCATTCTTTCCCGCAATCAATGCCTTATTTTTGTCATAGACAACAACTGCCGGAACATTTGTCCCAAGTTCTGTTTTGTATTTTAATGAAAGAGATTTTATCTCGATGTAATCAGTAAAGAAATAACCAGCTGACGTAGTTTCCGACCCCGTGTTTTGTAATAATTTACCGGATGTAATAGCTATACCTGCCGCTGCATTAGTTCCTGCTTTTATTATTAGCTTAGAAACATCTGCCCCCTTTACTTTTTCGTCCCATTTTGGCGAAACTCCCGGAACATCGGTTGAGATAATTGCCGCGTTAGCTTCCCATACCTTGCCGTCATATATAACTTGTTGCCCCGTGGTGTACGTTCCCGCCACCCACGTGTTAATTTTATTTTGTCCTGCCGGACCCGTATCCCCCTTCACTCTCTCCACTATCTTTGTAGCCACGCCGTTGTTAACTCGCAAAATAACGCGGTTATTCGCCACACCGTTCACTACATCCAAATCAGCTGCGGTCACGACAATCGCCGCGTTCCCGGAATCTTTGTAATTGGTGTACGTCTGCGCGGTATCGGCGATCTTTTGGAAAAATCCGGTTGCTGGAATGGTATCGTTTGGCTGCGCAATACCACTGATGCCGGCCTTTGTTTGCTCCTGAACCTCCTGCATAGCATCGGCACCTGCCATAAACACTTCCTTAAGCTCTTCGCCGGTAATTCCGCGCATTCCGTTGCTACCAACCCTCTCGGTGATCTTCGCTTTGTATTGATCTATATTCATATTAAAAAATCATTATTAAAATCTGTATTGAAATCGCCGCCCGTAACATTAAAGTTGTTAATATCTCCAGCGTAGCGGTACAGGATAGTATTGGCAGAGATGGTAGCAGAGAATCCCGAATTATCGGTGTAAAGTTTGCCGCTGGTTCCGTCTGCCTTATCTATGGTGGCCGCGTTCCTTTTATTACCTACAATCCATATCTGACCGTTGGCATCCGTAACCCCAAAAACAAGCGGCTCATTGGCTATCGTCTCCAGGAAACCGATAACCTTCGGCGTAAGCCCCAGAAGAAATACATCCAGCTGCGTGCGGAATTTCTTTCGAAGAGTAGGTCCGCTGAGCATAGTTTTAAGCTCGTTCTCATCTATTAAAGCATTGAACCAAGACCAGGCTTTGCCTTCGATAAACTCCATGTCGCCCTCCGCAATTGTTGCTACGTCCTCGAATGTGTTTGCGCTGGGAATTACAATACCATGGAAAAAAGATTCGGGTGCATAATACACCTTCACCTGTAGCCCAGAGGCCACACCATCAGTTGGGCAGGTTTCTAAATTCTCAACAAAAAGATCTTCAAAGGGTTGCATGGGTGGGTTATTTTCAGAGACAAAAAAACCGCTATTCAATGAGGCCAGAAAGGACATTAAAGGTATAGCCCCGACTTCTTTTTAATGACATTGCGGTACGTAGAATGATCTACCTGGTAACACGGAAAATCATCTTTGTGGATTTCGATATAGTTTAAAATCGATTCGATCGACTGATCTGCTATGGCCATGAAGCGTGCGCCTGCGGCTTCTTTTTCTTTTTCAGATAACACCACCGACTTCTGCCACGGCAGTTCTTCGTACTGAACTACGACGGCATTCTTCAGAAATGTTAAATGATTGAGGAATGAGGCGAAATAAAACGCGTAAAACGCAACCGCCCTCTTGATCAGCGGTTTCAGAAACGGATTGGCGAGCAGATCCGCAATTGCGCAGGGCTTCAGTTTCAGATTTAAATAAAGTTCGATCGATTCATTCAGGTATGGAATTAATGAAGCATAAACTTCCGGCGAGTAGTTGATTGAAAATATCGCGTGAAGTTCCTCCGGCGTGGTGATGATTGAATTTGAGTTCGTAAGAATCGGTATTTCGGTTTTAAGTGCCGGAATTACGGCGGCTTTTGTGATGGCGTCCGAAAGGTATTTATCGGCTGCTTTCAGAAAAGATAAACCCAGATCGCGGACGTTCCACCAGGAAGCCTGTTTGGCTTTGTCTTCGTTAAATTCCAGAATGCCGAAATTATCGATCTGTACTTTGATTGTCGGGATTGACAAAACAAATGCATACCGGATGGCGGCTTTGTTGATGAGCCGGTAAATTTCAATATAAGATTCCTCGGTAGATGTCTGCAGCTGTAAAACCACGGCTTCGGGAAAATACGGAAAGATATTCTGCAGGAAAGCAATTTCCTGATCGATTAATGTAACGTCGAAATTTTGCGGCAGATAAAGGAAATTTCTTACTTCTTCTTCCGGGATGACATATTCCATTTTTTTGGCTTTTTTTTAGAAAAATTAAAGGGCTTAATTCACGATTTTTTGCTGACCGTTCGGGTTTTTATCCAGGGTGGTAAGGTTTACGTTCGGAAGTTTGGCTATCAATGAAGGATCCCAGCCGTTCCATTCGTGTACGATATCGAAAACCTTGAGGGTACGGATCTGTTTTTTCGGCAAACGTGCGCAGAGTATGGTGTACGCTTCACGCTTATCGGATCCGGAGCCGCTCAGGTTCTTGCCGCCCGGAATACCGCCGCCCAAAAGCGAAGGATCCACACCCATCGGGAACAGAATTTCGGAGTTACCGGCAGAGGCATCGAGCAGGAATTCACCGTTCGACTGGTTCTGCGGAATGGCTTCGATCTGGACTCCTTTAATTAGGTTGCCGGTCGAATCCCGGAAAAACGGTGACATCAGTGACCGTCCTGCCGCGGCGTTGCCTGACATGTGATCATCGATCTGAGTGATAAGGTCTTCGCGCATCTTTTCTTTTTCTGCAGCTGAGAATTTAGCCCAGTCCTGATTTCCATGTTTGTGCGCAAAATAGTCGTCTGCAATATGTATGAGCGCTTTGAAATTAAATTGATTTTCGAACATGGCCTTTTTAAATTCCGGTACCGAAAGCACCACATCAATCCAACCGTTTTTAAATGATGAGTGCCATTTCTTTGTTGGGTAGATTTTCTCGATCGTCAGCGCATCCATCACCGGGATGATGAAATTAGTGATACGCTTTTCCTTGCAGACCGCTTTTATTTCTTCGACTGAAAGTTTCGGATCAAAGCACACAGTGGGCGTGGTAAATTCTGCGTTGTATGCCTCCCAATCGGAATTATAAAAAACCTTTTCCGGAAAGCCATTTTTCGGAATTCCAAAACGGTAGTTTGCAGCCTGGAGTCGCTGCACAGAGATGATCTCGTCACCGTTTGGTGTCGTTAGGTATTCCGGGAAAGCAATACCGAAGGTTTCGGAATCGTCGATAATTTCGGACAGCGTGATATTGAAACTGCATCGGCGGAAAAAGGCCTGTATGTCGGGAAATTTAGAGAGTGCGCGTTTCACCAGGCGGGTTTCGCTGCCGTTGTCGTCGTCAATCTCCTGGTAAATTTCCACGCCAACACCAAAATGCGCAGACGTGAGTACGTCAAGGCCGCCGCCAGCGGTGCCGACCTTGTTAAGTTTCCTTATTAAATTCTGCGGCCACAGGTTGTCTTCGCCCCAGTTGCACCACTCACCGGAATCGGTTGAATCTTTATTTATTTTCGGCGCGGAAAATTGCGGGCCTTTTTCCTTGGAAAAGAATATTGCGGCTCCGCGGTTTCCACCAACGGCATATACACCGTCTGAAATCTTTTTGCTCATTAGTAAACTACTTTATATCCGTTAAATTCAATGATGAAAAGGATGTTTATTTTCCGCTCGCCATCGACGGTGGAAATATTTCGGGTTCGGTTTTTAAAATGGTTTGGATTTTTGAAGTCGAGATTTTGAGAGAGCCGTGTTTCACTCTTAATACGCGGTGCCTGCATCAGCGTGGCATCGTGATATGTGCGGATATTTCCGCCTTTTCCGTTTTGCCGGTTGTAAGTACGGACCGACAAAGAAAAAGGCACCGGTTTTTTTTCCGGCGTTAATTTTTTCATTTCCGTGAGAACGTCACCCAAAAACATCGTTTTTACCATTGCGCAAATATCACTTTGCAGGGGCGTAAACTAAAGGACAACAATAATTTAGACGGTTTTGCGGGGGTCATTCTCACTAAAATTTTTACATACCGCTGAAAATCAAAATTTTGGCTTTTCAAATTTGGTCTTCCGTCTCATTGCGTGGCTTCGAGGCACACAGCCGCCTTACATCTTTCTACAATTTCCGTTTTTGAAAAAAACCGAAATATGACAGAAACCCCCATGAATAGGGGTTTTTAACCAAAATAGAGAAAAACCGGACTAAAAAGAGAAAACAGGGTAAGAGGAAAGTGCCTGATAGTCGAGCAGGTAAGCAAATTGCCAGTAGAGATTGTAATCGACAGTATCGGACAAGTGAGTAGCATGCTCCTGCTTGATCACGGTAGATCGTTCCGATGATTTGTCTTTTTCGAATCCTTCTTTCTTTAATTTGATCGGTGCATTCTCCATTGAGATGATAAGGTTCGGACAGTTGTCACTGTTAATGCGGACACGTGGCAAGGTGACATCATCTTCAGCCAGAATCGCATTAATTAGACGATACTTCAGTGCATGCTCCGGATTGTTGGATTCCGGAGTCATGTTGATGACAACCCATCCAGCCTTGGTGAGTTGCTGCATAACATCCTGAGCGAGTGTAGTAATTGAGTTAGCCTGCAGGTTATTGCCGGACCGGTCGTGGTACAGATAGATCTCTTTGCAGGATTGCTGATGGTCCCGGTAGTAATCAATAAACTCATTAATAAGATCACGGAGCTTCAATGGCGTCAGTGCGGTAAACTCCTTCAGGTAGCGGACCTCATTCATTGTAGTAAGGAACTGGCTCACCGTAGCACAGTTGATACGGCCACCGAAATCCAGATTCAGCTGCAGCGGAACGTTCCTGGTCAGATCTTTATCATACTTGCAGCTCGGCACGTGCACCTCGGTAACCGGACCCATCAGGTCAGTATTGTACTTATGAAAATAGTAATTCTTATCGCTCAACTGCGCATAGAAACCTTCAGTAACTCCTTTCGGCCTGATATTCATGATCTCGGCGTTGAAATGAAGCTTAGAGAGTGATTCTTTCTTCATCTGCTCGAAGTAGCCAGGCTTAAGGTTATGCTTATTGATCAGCGCATTTCCTTTGATGAAAAAATATTCTTTCGGGTTTTCCTTGGCCAGCTTTTCTCGTTGCGTGAACCAGTCACCGGTCTTCGTCATTGCCACGGTCGAAGCGAAAATAGTGGCATTCACCAGGCTGCATTTGCTGAACTGCTCCTTCATTGCCCGGTTCGGAATGATAACGTTATTGTACAGTCGCTCATAGCGCAATAACGCAGCCTCGTCACCGATAACGATGTAACCATTGATACCACGCCCGGAATTGGGATCATCCAGGGAAACCATCACCCAGATAAAACCATTGCGGAAATGAATAACATTTGACCATGATGACGGCGCCTGGAACGGCATCTCATAACCTAAAGACTGCCCGGATTTACCAACAACATAATCAATGTTCTCATAATATCCGAGCATTTCCAAACCTTCCTTGGTCGACGGTAAGGTTCTGGATTTAATCTGCACGTAAGTCTCACCCACAAGTACTCCGGTTGCACGTGGCATTTGCCGTTGCGCTTCATGCATAAACCATGCAAGGATGGTTGACTTCCCCACTCCACGGCCCGCCTCTATACAGATGTTCTTCACGCCGTAGCGCTTGTTCATCATAATCGCATTGAGCTGCACCGCGTTCAGTGAGATCAGCTTGAAATCCTTGGAAAGCAGATTATTATTCATTCTCTAAATCTTCATCGGTCTCCTCAATATCTTCATCAGCATACTGCACTTCCTCGGCGTCGAAATTGTTGAAATCAGCAATTCCGGCCTCATAGAATTTATTAAGCGCCTTGGATTGTTTGCGAGAAAGCTGAATTTTAACTTCGACAGATTTATACTTAAGAAGATCAGCCACCGATTCGGTCTTATCAAAGCCCATAATGCGCTCGTAAGAATTCAGCGCTTTTAGCGAAAGTTCATCGTTTCCGGATTTAATTCCTTTTTGGTAAATCGTCCAGTAAGCGTCAGCAACCACCAATTTCTCGGCAGCCTTATTCAACTGATCCACATCACCAAAAATCGCCATACTCCATGCATAATCCCTGTAAGCGGTCGGCCTCGATATCGGATTTCCGTTTTCATTCTTATAATCCCGGATAATAATCTGGATGGTCTGATTTGGGGAGTATTTATTATTGATCCGGAGCGCCCAGATTTTCTCCAGTCGCTCCTTTTTATTAATTTCTTTTGGGGAAAGCTGAACAGAGGCCTCGTCGATATACGAGGACTTGATCCGCTGAAACATGCTTTCTTTCTGAAACTTGGAAACTTCCACAGGCTTAATTATTTATTGAATTTTTCCAGCTCCGCTTCCGTCAGTTTTTCGCCGTTTCTGTAAATTTCAAAATCCAGATTATTATGCTGCATATAGGTCGCATAACGGCGGACATTCACATCCACAAATCGCGGATCCAATTCCGTCGCTCGGCATTGCCTCCAGTTCATTTCGGAAGCGATCAAAGTAGTACCGGAGCCATTAAAGCCATCGGCAACGATCTCGCCCTGGCGGCTGCTGTTTTTAATGAGATAACTGATCATCTCCACCGGCTTCATGGTCGGGTGGTCACCGTTGCGTTTTGGCTTTTCAAATCTTAAAATAGATGATTGCTTCCGGTCACTGTACCATGGATGTGCGCCTTTAGAATTCCAACCGTAAATAATACACTGGTGCTCTTCGTCGTCTTCTTCCGGTAGATATTCAATATCGACATTGGCAGCGATCAAAGGTTCATGCTGCATGTGATAATCCAGACGGCCCAGCACGAAATTATCCTTCACCCAGATAAGCGTGGAAGAAATCTTATAACCCGCATCGAGCATAGATTTGCGGAAATTAATCGCTTCAGAATCTGAATAAAATACATAGGCAGGTGCACCAGGTCGTGAAAAAACAAAAGTGTTAACAAAGAAGTCATACAGGAATTGATAGAAGTTCGCGTTCGACATCTTATCATTCATGATTTTCATTTTATCCTTGGTCCCACCTTGATAATCTACATTATACGGTGGATCAGTGGAGAGCAGACTTATTTTTTCATCACCCAGAATTTTACTCCAGGATTCGGATTCGGTTGCACTTCCGCAAAGAACCCGGTGAATTAGATTTTTGCTGGTAGATCTAAACTCATAAAGATCTCCTTCAACTGAAATTGGAATTTCAGGAAGGTCCGCATCGAATTCCCCTTCATCTTCCGGAGGTAGTACAGCGTTCTGATTTAAAAATTCATCATAGGCACCCATATCCATCCCGATACCTTCCAGGTCGATATCCTGAAAGAACTCTTCAATTTTGCTCCAGTCGAATTCACCGTTGTGAATATTGCTCCGGAGCATGTATTCTTTAAACTCCTCCTCCGTCAATTTCCGGTTAGGGATGCGTACATCAATCAATTCATCACCACGTCCCAAAAGGAACATTGCGGCAATCCTTTGATGACCCGCCAAAAGCACATTATCAAAATCCGCTGCAGGAATTTCGACCAGGTTAAATTTTTCCAGGCTTTCTTTTAGCGTCTGTAATTCTGCTTTCGATATTTGTCTGGGATTAAAGTCGCAGGGGATCAGTTCGCTAACTTTTCGTTGCTCGGTGTACCACGCCAGTGGTGCTAACAATTCACTCATTATTAAATTTTTACCGAAATAAGTGGTAGTGCCGCGATTATTAAAGGACATCACTTCAGCAGGCTTTCCACTTCCTTCAGTTGCAGCTCCAGTTCGCGCAATTCTTCGATCTTCCGGTTCAGTGCGTTCTGTTTCACTTTAAAATTATCAGCTTCAGGATCCGGGAGTTCAGAGTGTTTTTTGTGGATGGTAGCTTTTCGCTTGGTGATCTGAGACCGCAGATTGTTGCGAAGCTTCAATAGCTCCACAGGTGACAATTGCGAGAAATCCTGCGAACTTTTTACAGGTAATACCCGCTTTTTTTCATTGAAATAATCCAAAGCTTCCTGGCAGACATCGAACCTACTGAAGCATTTCATTATTTTATCCTGAATGATCAGAGCGGCCTCCGAATCCTGATCAGGAATTTCATTTAATGAAACTTTCAGAGAACAGGCCTCAAGCCAGTGCTCGTACCGTTTTTTATACGTCTCGTGAAGTGCTACAGGATATTGAGAAATGAAATCGGAGAAAACACCTTTTTTGCGTTCGGGTGGCGCTGCCGGTGTGAGTTCGATTGCCGAATCATGTATCGTCGGTGCGGTCGGTTTTGCTTCGATCTGAGGTTGCAGCTGACTGATCAGGTACGCAACCTTGGCTCGGTTCTGCAGGTTGGCCGCGGTGAGTTGCTTCGCTTTTTTCGGGTCACCGCCAAGTGACAGATAGGTTTTAAGATTTTGCTGGTGTGTGTTCATTTTAGTAAAAAACCCTTCCGGTAAGAAGGGTTTTGATATTTAAAATTTGTGTAACTATTTTCCAGCGGCGGCGGGCTTATCCGATTTATCCGCTGTTGCTTCTTTTTTCGGTGCTTCGTCGGCGATCGCCTTTTCCAGAATTTCCACATCCGACAGATAGCCCTGCTTTCTGCGCATTCTTAGTGCGGCCTGCAGCTTTTCTTTTGGTTGTTTTTTCAGGAAATCGTGCGCATCAGTCTTCAGTATCAACCAGGTAGATCCGGCAGTCAGCTGATCAAAAGCATCATCCGGCACGCCGGTGATTTCTTTCTGTGTGGTGGCCGTGTGAACCGTGGAGCCTTTCGGCACGGTTAAAACAAAATACTTTTCCATCTTACGGTGTATCTGCAGTTACCGTGATTTCGCCATCGTAAGCATAAAGCTTCGCGTTGGATTTGATTGTAGCCGGAACGCCTGAGTTATCCGCCATCGTTTTACCGGAAGTTGCATCTGAGGCATCAATAAATGCCGGAAGCAATTTCGTGCCTACAATCCAGATCTGGCCGTTCGCATCAGGAATGGCATAAATCGTCGGCGTATTTTTGAAAGCATCGATAAACCCGATGGTTTTCTTTTTGAATCCAGGAATATAAATCCCTACCTCGGAGGTTAGTTTTTTATTTCCTTTATTGCCAATAAGCGGGGCTTTCAATTCATTTTCATCTACCAGAACATCGATAGATTTCCAGCCTTTGCCGGTCTTCGGAACGATCCCTGCAGCTGCGATGGTTAATCGGCCTTCCAGGGTAGTGGCGGTTGGCAAAGTGAAAGTCTCCACAAAAGCAACCGGAATGTGAAAAAGGGTCGTTGCCAAACCTCCCGAAATTTCGTCATTCGGGCAGTTATCCACGTTCTCGTGGGGTTGGTTATCAAAACAATTGTCTGCCATTTTACTTGATTTTGCGGATTAAATTTGAATTGCCACCGATCAGCTGAAGAAGAACTTCTTCGTTCTCGGTGATTTCCTTTCTGGTGAATTTCTGACCGCCGAAATTGATTGTTTGAGGCGCACCAGGTGCAAACTCATACTTCTCACCTTCAAAGTCTAATTCCGTGATTTCTTCTTCAGCAACAGAACCGGAAGCAGCCAAAGCTTCATGCTTCTCCTTGAGATCCTCATATTTTTGATTAAGATCGGCCATTTCTGTTCCTGAAAGTTTTTCTTTTTCAGCAAGCTCAGCTTCTTTGGCGGAAACAGCTTTTTCACGTGTTTCAAGATCGGATTCTCGCGTCTTGAATTCTTTCTCTTTAGCGGCAATGTCCGCTTCTCTTTTTTTAAGCAACTCCTCCGGTGAAGGAGTTGCTTTTTTATTATCAGCCATAATTAACTTTTAATTAATGATTAGTTGAATTGGTTCGGATACCAAAGTTTGTTTTCAGCCAACGTAGAAAGACCTTCGTCTTTTTCGGCATCTGATGTGTGCAGATACACGTACTGATCAAAACCGAAATCGTAACCCAGTGAGAATTCACCAAGTAGATCCACGATTCTGTGGTTCACCTGAATGTCGGTGATCTGTGCAGGGTTTTCCACTACATCCACCAACTCCAGGAAGTTGTTTTCTACAGTAGAGAAAATGGTCCCTTTGGTAAGGCCAGGGATTCCAACGATCTCACGTTTGCCGAATCTTGTTTTCGTCATGCCGTTCGCATCATAAGTTGCCCGCGGACCGAACTGATCGTCGTAAGCTTCCTGGTAAATTTCCAGATCTTCCTCCGAAGTGAAAATCTTCTTGATCTTAGGCTTCGCCATAGATGGAAGGCCTTTTTCGTACTTTGTGAAAACCGATACGATGTTCGTATCTGTAATGGCATCACCCGGCACGAAATACGGATTTCCTGCAGTACTTAAGTCTGAAAGAACTTTGTTCAGTCCGTTCATCGAAACGCCGAATACTGGCGGATTAGCACCAACCTTCGTTGCATCATAAACACCGTGAACGGAAAGCCAGTTTAGATCATCAATGATTTTTGCAATCACTAATTTGATTACTTCTTTCGTTACAGTTTTGTCCTGTGGTTTTTTACCTTCGTCGAACATTTCGGCGAAAACAGTTCCCAGAACTTCCGCTGGATCCAAAGTGAAATCTACTTTCTGACGGAAAGTCTTCAGTACTTTTTCTTTGAATACTACATCATCAAACGGTGTGAAGGTTTTAGAGTAGTAAGACTGCACCACGTGCCCAACTAACGCCACGATACTCGCGTATTCGCCGTTAATTTTTGTAAGTCTTTTCGTGTGTTTGCTCAGAAAAATATCTCCTGAAAGCAATGCACCCTGAAAAAAACTTTTGTTTCCGTTGATATAGTTACGGATATCTGTTCTTAAATCTTGAATGTTGAAAGGCATAGTAATTATTTTAAAGTGGTGTATTTACTTTCGTCGTAAATTTTGTTGTGAGCAAAATTTGCAGATGGATCAGAGGTGTCGTCAGCCTTCTCCTTCCCATCATTCTCCGGCTTACTATGGCCGCGTTCTTTCGAGGCGCCATATTCTTTGCATGTTTGCGCTAAAAGGGCAATCGCTTCTACAGCGCTTTGGCCTTCTGTAATCTGTAAACCGTTCAGCTGCAAAGCTGCAGTTACGGCTTCCTCCATACCAGACGCTGCGGTCTGGGCAGTGGTTAATTCATTCTGAAGATTTTCCACTACAGTCGCATCAGGTCCACCTTCTGCGGCCAAAGCGTCCTCAATCTTCTGAAGCTGATCTTCATCAAGCTTCGCGTAATTCTTGCCGGTCCCGAAAATATTGCTGTTATGCATCGTGATCGCGGTAAGACCTAAAAGTGCTGTGAGCTTTTTCATATATAATTTTAAAATTTTGACATTGCTTCTTCCAGGCTTCCGATCTCCTGGATAAGGCCAACCTTCAACGCTTCTTCGGCATCGTAGGTTTTGCCCTTGAAAACAAAGCCGTCATCCTGGATGGCTCCGTTATAATTGTCCTGTATTGTTTTAATGAATTTTTGCGTGATCTTGGAGAGTTCCGCTTCCATGGGTGCGTTGTTGCCTTTCAGCAATTCGCGGAAATCTTTGTTTTTCTCGGTTGATTCAGGAGAATAGACTTCGTAAATCTTAGCGCCGTATTTTTCGAAAAGCGCAGAGAAATCCTGGAAGCCAAGTAAAGTTCCGATGCTGCCGATATCGGAAGCGTGCGGACCGGCCATCTTATAATCGCAGCCTGAAGCGATCCATTCCGCGGCGCTGCACTGGTAATCGTTTGTCCAGCTTACGGTCGGCTTTTTCATGTTCTTAATGAAATCAGCGAACTCAGCAGTTCCGGAAACCATTCCGCCACCAGAATCGATATTGAACACGATGCCCGAAATTGCCGGATCGTTATCCAGATAAGCGAGCCAGCGCATCATGGTTTGCGTACCGATGTAATACCAGTCGGTATATTTCACGATCGGGCCGGTGATATTGAAAACAACAGGATACTGATCTGCGCCGGTGTTGATGCCGTTTTCGATCTGCGACTTTATTCCAGCACCAAAACGCTGCTCCATCGTGTGGGCAGATTCGAATGAGTTGTTTCGGTAACCGAGTGCGATTGCCGGCAAAAGAGAAAGCAGATAATTGCTGTCTATTGCCAGTGGTTGGTTAAATAAAAAATTATGTCCGTGCATCTTATTGATTTCACGGACAAAAGTGTATTATTGGGTAAGGTTTTGAAAGGACAGGGGATTTAACACTTCTCAAAAATTCTAAGAGGATAATCAAACCACTCGGTTTCAATCAGCAATATTAGTGGAACGACCAGAATAACCGAAATTAAAGTAATCACACTCCAGATTAAGAAAGCTATAATGAAAAATATATATTTCATTGTTTAAGTTTTACCAGGATATTTTAAACTGACTTCCGTCTCTTTGATTGGTAGCATCTTCGACTTTATAGCCTTTAGCTTTCAGATTTTTAATAATGTTCGGGCGCAAATTCTCATAAAACCAAATTTCTGTAGAACCCTTATTTATTGCTGATACAATACAGATTGCAATTTCTTCAAATTGTACTTCATCGTCTGCTGATATCGCAGCTTCCGAAAGTTTCCGGGCTTCTGCCGCGTCTAATAATTGACCGTTCATACGTTAAAATTTTAGTTATATATCCCTTATTTTCGGTGCAATGATTGTCTCACCGGTGATCGATAAGTAAAACTCATCACTGCCGGAAGCATCGTCTTTTATGTTATCCAGCACCTCGATCGTGAGCGGTTCGCGGTCATTACCAAGCAACGTTTTCGCAGTGTTGGAAATGAGCCCCACCGCAAACTCCTGCCGGTTGAAATAAGCCTGATATTTCGCCACAGCGGCTTCGCTCATATCCAGCAGCGGAAAACCAAGATCGACCTCATGGAAGTAATCGCCGTCTTTTTTTTTGCGCGGAATCTTGCGGCTGAACTCCTGCGGAATGACATCGAAAATATAAAGTGCGGTCGCTGGATCCGGAAAAATACCTACTAAACTCTCCATGAACTTTGCATCTGCGGCATTATAAATTTCTATTTTCCGGATTTCGCGGTAAAAGGATTCGGATTTATTGGGAAAATGCTCCATTTTTTTGGCTTTTTTTTAGAAATTTTAATTGTACATCAATTCACTTTTCAGCCGGTTAAAGTCCTTCCGGATAGTTTCATACGCCAAATCTTCTTCGGTGATATTGAAGGCATCCAGATAAGTGGTAATCGTGGAGCGGTATTCGATGCCAAAATTCTCATGGTTAAGTATCGCAGCGCGGTACATGCTGCTGCGGAAAACGTCGTCAATCGCTTTGATGATCTTCTGCTCGTCAGAATTCACCAGGAAAAAACCATTTTTGTTGGCCTGGTGCAGCGTGAAGTTGAAGATCACTTTATCTCCGAACTGCGCGGCTTTCTTTTGCCCGGCATAGTGGTACGTGGGGTGCGATTTCTTCTGCAGTAAACCGAGGACCAGAATCCCGAGCCAGTCGGTTTGGCTCAGCTCATAATTTTCACCGAATGAAATTTCAATAAACTTCTTCAGGTATGTAGGGCACGGCACGTGAATAATTACTTTCATATCAATGTTTTGGTATTGCAATATAAACAAAAACTTATATAATATTATGTGTTTTTACCGGGTTTTTTCAAACACTTTTTCGGCGGCAGCAATGGCGGCGTTCCATTCTTTCATGGTGATAGTTTCGTCGCCGTTCTTTTCACGCTGATGGAGTTCTAAAAGTTTGCTCAGCGCCAGCGAGACTTCGAGATAATGATCATAAAATTCGGCAGGGCTAAATTTTATCGGCTCTCTCAGGGTTTCGTTTTCGGGGTTGTATTCGGCGCCTTCGGTGAAGCTGTGTGCGGAGTTTTCCATAGGATTTTTATTTTTTATTTTTTTGTTATTACTCTTTCATAGACCCAGGCGTACTGGCTTGCATGCATCTTCCAGTACCAGGCTTTCTCAGATTTCAGGTTTACATACTCGTCGATCTGGTTCCACGTGGGTGGCATAATGTCGGCGCAGATCTGGGCGGCTTCTTTCTGTGTCCATTTTTCACCGAAATACACGTGGCCGCACCGCATACCGCTGAAATAAATGCCGAAAATATATTCCTGACTTTCTATGCCCTGCGCCTGCAGCACCTCGAAGCCTTCGAAGAACTCGCATATGAAGAGCGGGACATCGCCCTGTTTTTTGGGCCGCAGGTTCGCTAGGGCTTTCTTCTGGTTTTCGATGCCGGGCGCGGATTTGGTTTTTGGGAATGGCATATTCTTAACGTTGATAAGCAGATGAAATGGTTTGAACACGGTAAATACGGCAGGGATATAGATTTTCCTCTTCAGCAATCTGAAAATCTAATCCTCGCTCGAACTGATTTCCATTTTTATCAATCCAAAGAAATTTTTCACTTTCATACTTTTTTTTCGGTAGATGCCTCGGTATTTTATCAATCCACTCTTGTTTCGATTCTATTTGCAGTAACAATTGAGCTTTAATGGTGATGGTTTCTATTTTCATGATTAAATATTTTATTAGGTGAAAAAAAAATTTATTTTCTAAAAAAGTGGTGTTTTCGGTGTTTCAACTTCCAACAATCCAACAAAACTGATTGTCAATTACTTATATAATAAAATGGTCTTAATTCTGTTGGAACCTGTTGGAACTCCAAACCCTCTTCCAACAACTTCCAACAACTTCCAACACATTTCCAACATACTTTTTATACTTAAATACTTATTTTTCAATGTTTTAACCTTTGTTGGAACTGTTGGAACTTAAAAACAGCCTTCAAGCCGATTATTTTATTTTTTTTGATAAAAAAAAGCGGATCAGAAGCCAAATTCGTCGGCTTTATCTCGTTCATTACTTAAATCAGTAGGGGTTGCAGGGGAACCAAATAAATTTCCCTGGCCATTTCTGCTTTCCAGATCTTCCTGCTGCATATTCAATGCGCTCAGGATGTTCTCCTTGATCTGAATTTTATTGAGGTCCACGATATAGGCAGACGTGTTGAAGTTGCCAATTCGGGTGCTTTTCGTGTCTCCTATGTAGCAAGGATCTGTCTTCAGTTTCTCCAGCAGTACATTCTTGCTTGGGCACGATTCACCGAAACGTGGGTACCATTCTGTCTGCATCCGGTTGTAGATCTCCGTGAAGCGCAGAAACATCTGGTTGCCTTCTACCTTCACATGCACATTGAGGTGAAGCTTGGTAGTTTCGTTGCCGTATAAACAAGCCAGGAACACATCCCAGAACTTGCTGAAGATATTGGCAGAATCCAGGCGGCGTCTCAGGTTAATAACAAACTGATCAAAGACATCCAGCATTTCCATCGAGGTGAAAGGAAAAACGATTTCATTCGTTTCTTTCAGGATCTCGTGAGTGGCCCCGAGAATCGCGTAATTGGTAATAATCCGGTCGATTGCTCCTTTAAAGGCTTCCCGCTGGCTTAGGATCTTTTTGTACATACTGAATTTGGCCGCGAACTTCTCTTCGAAAAGTGGCCGGGCGAAAATCACTTTCTGCATGAAAGACGTAAGGCCGTCGTTTGTCATGGTCTCCAGCTTCTCGAAGTTTTCTTTCTCCTGAAGGGTAAAGGTGTCTTTCGTCATTTCGCCGTAGATCAACCTGGTGAGAACGGCTTCGTCGTTGGGCGACTGGTTGCCGGTCACGATGGCCGCACTCAGGATGGAAGATGAATCGGTAGAAACATGGCTGTCGAGCGTGGCTCTTTTATACGAACCACGGTCCCATAAACCCTTCATCATCCCGTCGATATCTTTGTCACCATTCGTGTATTCTGAAAGGTGAACCAGCATATTCGAGAATTCGCCAAAGCTTCGGAGTTTTGCCTTTCCGGTAGACTGGCGGTTTTCCAGGTTCATGAAATCGGTTTTTGCGATGCCGAACATTTTCTTCATCACTCCATAAAGCTCATCCTTACCTGTAGACGGTGGGCCATACAAAAAGAAAAGCGGGAAACCTTTCGCAATATTCACGATAAGATCCTGGTGAGCGGAAGCGAAAGAAAACAGTATCCCCAGGACTCCGAATTCGCGGTGCACTTTCTTTACCATGCCCAGAAATTCTTCCATACTATGTGTGGCCGGTGTGAGCTTGATCCGCTTCTGCTGGTTGAATTTATTCGGGTTCATCCGGTAAATCTGGTTGGCACTGGGTACATAGTAGGAATTTCCTTCGTGGCGAAAAATCCCGTTATCGTCAATTGCCTCGGTGAGTTTGCCCGGAATGGTGATCGCGTTGTTCCAGCACCAGAACCCTTCCGGATTCCAGCCGAGGACATCTACTTTGCGGCCAACACCCATACGGTCGTATAAAAACGCGCTGAGTTTGTCGATGTCTTTCTGGCTGCCTTCGTAGCGGAAATTTCCCTGGTTGGCACACAGCTTTTTAAATTCCTGCGGCGATACCAGAACGTCGGCACGGCCATCAAAAATCCTTTCTTCATTATTGGTATTGCATATCTTAAAAAGTTTGCTGGGAAACTTCTCGTCGTTCATGTGCTGCAGGATCTCAATGGAAAAGTTGCTCACGGCTTTGAAAATGCTGGCGCCGCTGTCGTTGTATTCCATCATGTAGATCCGGTTGTCCGAAATAAACATCTGGTAGGCTTCGATCACCGGCAGCAGATCGTTTATGGTTTGCGTAACACCTTTCGGCAGCACGTACATATCGTTCTGATCATTGATAAATTTCTGCTTCTTGGCTTCCTGCTCCTGCATGAGTTTCTTCAGGACGGTTTGCGAAGTCTTTGTTTTTTTCTGAACGATTCCCAGATAATGCGACTGCATCAAAAGATCCGGGATCCCCGCGATCATCTGCACCATGTCCTTCAGGTTGTTGCTGCGATCGAGCTCGTCGAGTTCTTTGTTTTCGAAATTCTGAATCATCAAAACATCAAACCCATTGATCATATAGGGTTGCAGGGATTTCTCCAGCGTTTCTTCGCTGAAATCTTTGCTGCGGCTGTAATCGTCCGGATCCAGATTGTCCGGCAGCTGGCACACATCCACCTGGAAGCCCGCTTTAAGCAAAACCGGAATGCTGCGCAAAACTGCTTTGCGGCCTGCTTCATCGCCATCCATGCAGATGGTAACCTTAGAGGTAAGCTTTTTCAGCAGATCGATCTGCCGAACGGTGAGCGCGGTTCCGGAGGTTCCTACGGTATTGGTGATGCCGAACTTCTGCCACGCAATAACATCGTTGTACCCTTCCACCAGCCAAACTCGCTTATTTTTGATGATGGCGGTCTTGGCGAAATTCAGTCCGTACAGGAAACGGTCTTTTTTATACAGTTCGGTTTCGGCCGGGTTGATCCATTTGCCGTAAGCTTCGTTATCATCCAGACGGCGGCGGGCAAAACCCAGCACATCATCGTGATCATCGTATAAAGGATATACCAGGCAATTAAAGAATTTATCCTGGTTCTTATCGGTGATAAGATCGAGCTGCTTGCCAATCTCCACGGCGCCTTTGTCGGAAAACAGTTGGTAAATAAACTGGCTGCCGGGCGCGAACCCCAAACCGTATTCTTTTACTTCCTCGTCGGTGTAGCCGCGTTTGGCGATTTCTTTCCATGCATCGTGGGTTTTGGGCAGTTTATGAAGTTCCTGCTGGAGCTTCTTGTTGAGGGCTTTGGTGAATTTCCGGTACTCTTCAGATTTTTCACGCTTCTCGCGGTATTTCTCGCTGTCTTCGGTGGTTTCGTACTGCACGGCCTTGCCGCTCATTTTGGCGAGTTCTTCAATGGCCTGTACGTAGGTGAAATTGTTTTTCTCCATCAGCAGGCTTACTGCATTGCCTCCTTTTTCGGTGCTGAAATCGTAGAACCTTTGCGTGCTGGGCTTGACCTGGCATGAAGGTGTTTTCTCTTCTTTGAACGGCGACTTGCACCAGTAGGCAGAACCTTTCTTATCGAGCTTGATACCCTGCTGCTGGAAAACGTGCAGGATATCGGTTTCGTAGAGTAGCTGAGCGATGAATTCTTTGGATATGAGTGGCATTAACTGTGTTTTTTTATTGATGTTTTATTTAAATAAACCTAATTCTTTATTCATTCTGCTTTGCGAAATGTCCACGTAACCAGCATTCAATTCACAGCCTATAAAATTTCTGTTCAATTTTCTTGCGACTAAGCCTGTTGTCCCAGCACCAAAAAAAGGGTCTAAGATAATTCCCTCTTCAGGGCACCCCGCTTTTATACAATCAACTATCAGTTCTTGAGGAAACGTGGCAAAATGTGCTTCTTTGAAAGGTTTGGTTGCTATATTCCAAACTGACCTTTTATTGGCCCCAAGTGAACATTGTTGTTCTTTTGTAAGAGCATCCCATCGACCGTTAAACCCCGCGTGCCTACGCCCGTGTCCTCGCTGCTTATCGCCACCAACCGCTTTCATAGTACCGTTTGTTTTACCGGGCACTCTTGAACTACCTTTTTGGCCATCAATATTCTGTGCTAACCTGCTGACTGAAGATTCTTTCATTGGTGTGCGGATAGCGAATGAGTCATAATAGTATTTCGGGGATTTAGATAACATGAAAATATATTCATGGGACTTGGTGCATCGGTCAATAACACTCTCCGGCATTGGATTAGGCTTACTCCAAATTATATCTTGTCTCAAATACCATCCATCGGCACGAAGAGCGAACGCGAGCATCCAAGGAATACCAATCAGGTCTTTTGGCTTCAATCCATTAACTTTCTGCTTCTTTGGAGGTGTTCCTGATTTTATATGTTTCCCATTGTGTGAACCGCCTCCAGGTTGCGTGTTACCGCCATAGTAAGTGTCTCCTATATTTATCCATAATGTGCCGTCGTCTTTCAGTATTCGTTTAACTTGCCGAAAAACATCTACTAAATTATTTATGAAAGATTCCGGAGTATTTTCCATTCCTATTTGATTTTCAGCACCATAATCTCTCAATTGATAATATGGCGGGGACGTTACGCACATATTGGCAATTTTGTCTGGAATTACCGATAACTTGTCTCTGGCATCTCCTATCAATACAGTGTTTATCAGCTTCATTGTGTTTCGCTTTTTTGGTCGTTTTTATAAATCACTTTATTTTTCTCGGTGATCAGCTTCATCTGCAGCATGCGTTTGCGGTAGTAGGTAGAGTTCTGGTTGAAGTGCTGCGTGATGAGTTTGTTAAACTCCGGCTCAGAGATGAATTTGCGGTCTTCGAAAACTTGAGTGCAGAACTTGCGGTAGTTTTGCAGCTGGTTTGTGGGGACCTTTTTTTTCTTCTCGCTGTAACCGTCGCTTTTGGCCAGGGAACGTTCGTTGATAAGTTCTTTCACTTCCTCCAGCGTTTTTTTCTCGCTATGCTCTATCCAGGTGTAGGAATTTATCTTGTGGAATTTCATACGTTTTCGTAGGTAAGTTCGTCCAGGGCGAGCAGGTAGATGCCGATGGCCAGCACATCACGATCAGTGTTTTTGTTCACAGACTCTTCCATTTCCTGCTTCCATTTTTCAAAAGTTGCGGTAGGATGTTTATGGACATGATCCCGAAAGCGCTTGCGGTGCTTATCGGCTTCCCGCTCAATCTGCAGCTCAAGAAATTCTGTAGAATCTACTGCGGCAAAGGACTCACGAACTTGCCGTTTTAGGACTTTAATGTTCATGGCAGAAAGTTTTCAGGTTTTTCAATGCGTTTAAATTCGTACACCCAAACCCAGGGGTTAGATTTCCAGGGGTGTTTTTTAGCGTTGATGGATTGCCAGAGATTTTGAAAGCTCCATAAAGCATCGACTTCAAAAATATTTTTAGAATTATAGGATTTGAAGCCTATTTCACCAGGTTCAATCCCTTCCGCAATTGCATCTTCTTCCGAAATATCCTGCAGTCTTTCCACACGCACATTGGTCACCTTAAGGAAGAAGCGTGCGGCTTCTTTGGGCATGAAGATGGAGGGTTTCCAACCGCACATCGTTCGATCAAATCCTGCCTTATGAATATACGGAACACCGAAAGCGGTAATTGGAGGTTTTGCAAAAGTTTCCCGCACCCAAAGGATGTCGCCAGCGTTGAACTTGGGTTTACAATCTCTGAATTTTCCTTCAGAGCTTTTAAAAACTGCGACGTTCTTATCCCAACCTAAAAATTCATATCCTGACGGACTCTGATTTGGTATTTCTAAACCCTGGGTTCTGCGAGTCTGTTTTTTACGGTTGGCTTGAACAGCCTGTACCATTGGCGTCGAATAAAGGATCGGCTTAAACGTGTCTGTTTTCATAGGTTTGGTTTTTTATAGTTCAATTTTTATTGTGCGGTCTGCCCGCACGCACTGGAAGTTGTATTTCCGGCGCAGATCCCGCCATGCTTTTGCGTCACCCATCTGCGCGATAGCATCTTTACGAAGTTCAGCGAAGGTCCATCCTAAAAGTTTCGGTGGTCCGGTGAACTTTACGGCCGGCGAGTAGATTACCCAGCCTGCGGTGTTTTCCTTCATGATTTTTTTATTGAAGCTTTGCACCACATTCAGTGCAGTTGTCTGTTTTTCTGAGGTCTTCCCAGGCGCCGCATTTTGGGCACTTGCGCCAGATCTCGTGGTTGTGGGTTTTTATAAATTCTTCTACGGAGATGGGCGGGGCCGGTTTGGTTTTATAGACTTCGATAAAGTCTCGAATTGCAGGTGACATTATTTTTAAAAATTAAATTCATCTGCATCATCCACCAGATTGTTGATGTCTTGCTCGGTGGCGTCTTCTACTTTCGGGGTTTGGTATCTGCCGTTACCGATATAGTAGGTGTTTTTCACGCCGGCTTCGAAAGCTTCTTTTTTGAGATGCATCTGCACGGCTGCGTTGTTGTTGTACTGATCAGCTTCTTCGTGTACCCAGAAATTGTAATCGAAAACGATCTGCTCGCCTTCCTTGGTTTGGATTTTCTGGGCTTTGATGTGGCCGGATTTTAAAGCTTCTTTAATCTTGGTAAAATTCAGCTGGCCGTAGAATGAGAGTGGTTTGGACATTTTGTAGATTTTTTTTGGGGATTTGTGTTATTTCAGCATCTCTTTCAAGCCGTCTAAAAGGGACCCGGCACGATGACGACTTGCCGCGCGGCTGATAATTAGTGAAACATTCGGGTCCCGTTCCATTGTGCTCGTAATTAAAGCATTGAGAGCTCTTCCTTTACCTACTACATAGCAAATTGCATTGATGGATAAAGACTCGTCCTCGTCGTCATTCTCTGTAACTTCTCCTCCGAATAGTAATAGGCTGTAATTTTCGGGTTTTTCGGTTTCGATAAATTCCCTCAGTTTACGGCTGAAATTTTCTTTTTCTTGGTTTTGTTCTTGATTTTGCATAATATTTACATTTTAAAAGTTATTAGCGTGCTGTGTGGGTTACTTTTCGGTATCCTGTGATATTTCCAAAAGCATCTTTGAGTGGGATTTTCTGGATGTAATGTTTCCATTTTAAAGTGCCCGCAATAATGAGCATTGTGCGGCCTTCTTTGGGTTTGTGGATGCCGCGTTTATTGATGCCGGCATCTTTTCGGCGTTGGGCACGGTTTGGGCTGGGCGGGGTACTTGGTAATAGACCTGAATTGTACATATATTTTAGATTTTAAATTAATTCGATAAAAAACCCCGGTAAAAACACAATAAAACCGGGGAAAACTAATAACCATGAGACCGGCTGCGCGGTCGTGGAAAAGGTCGGGATCGAACCAACGGCCTGCAGATCTTCAATCTGCCTCTCTACCAACTGAGTTACTTTTCCGGGCGACCCGACCTGTGGTCGGATCTATATATAGAATTTGTGTTCTGAAATAAAGCGCTGCACCGCGTCCCGGCTGGCTGCTGATTAGTTGGTAATACAGCCCTTCGCGCTTGGGGTTGGATAATAAGCCGGTTATGAGACCGGTTGTCCTTCTTCGGTTACTATTTCATCCTGTGTATAACCTTTAGACTCCAGGAACCGAACGGCTGCCAGCTTTGTAAGTGTGCAGTTCGGATAAGGACCTTCCATGCACCTGCGCACATTGTTGTACACGCCGCGTTCAGAAATGCCTAAAGCCAGGGCAAGCTCCGTTCTCAGCGCCGAATTAGCGTCTAATTCCTTTATTAATTTATCTGTTATAAATAATTTCATGTTGCACAATTTTTTGTACTTTTGTATGTATTATTGTGCAAATGTAAAAAACTTATATAACAAAATGCAACTTTTGTGAAATAATTTGCATAAAATATGAAAGTTTTTGTTTTAACACTGAAATTATGAATGCAAAAAACCCTGTTAAAAGACGTACGGCCGCGGAAAAAGAGGAAATAACTTCTTTGCGAAAAAGTGTTATTGAGCGGGCCAAAAATTTGGAGGTGACGGCTTACGAACTCAGTCAGGTGGTTGATATGACGACGCCGGCCATCAGGAATATCCTGATGAACATTACAAAGTTTCCGGATCTTCAGATACTGAGGGACATCGACCAATACATCCGTGAACGGTACGAAACTGAAAAATCCTCTATTGTAGCAGAGGATACTTTAAATTATGGCGATAAGGAGGAGAATCTTACAAAGATTGTAGGAAAACTGCAGATAATTGAGGATAAGCTTGATAGGGCTTCTTTGAAGCAGGATATAATGTTTGAGATCATTAAAAACGCAAAAGAAGCGGAACTGAACGCAATCAATAATGCGGTAAAGAAACGGCTCAGTTCATTGCAAGGGAAAAGTTAAGCGTCTCCAGTATATTACCACGGAAAGGATTAGAGAATACTTTCAGTATATACCGTTTTTTAGTGCTATCCTGCTCAATTTCAGTGAGTCGGTCATACAATATCGCAAGCGTGTCCTGGTATTCTTCCAGGCTTATTTCTTTTGAATAAAATTGCCGTTTGGCTTCATCGAGGATAATTTTCGCTATTTGTGTTTGATTGTCCATCAGTTTCTGAATTTAATCATTTCATCCATTACATCTTCTTTGTAGCGGATCACCTTACAGATTTTTATGAAATATTGTGCCATCAGCAAGACGATTATGCTGAGGGTGAGTGTGATACCACGGAAAAGCCAGTCGCTTTTTATATACACATTAAGGTCCAGAAAAAGGAACCCGCAAAGCATCGTAATGTACACGTAGCAGGGCACGATGTACGCAAACCAGTAAGGTTTGAATTGGGAGGCCGCGAGGATCAGCAGCGGAGTGATGCAGGTTGCATAGCTCCAGATGGCTGTTGAGAGATTTGGGAAGCGCCGCATCGGTGTGGAAGTATCGATAAACGGACTGATGAAAATATCTGTGTATGGCAGGAGTGAAACCAACACGAGAAAAACAGTAGAAACCGCTGATACACGGCCTCTACTGACGATAAATAATTTTTTCTTACCTGCGCGGTGGCGTGATATCCTTTGGATCCACTTCTTCTGGAAGGGTAGCGTTGTTAGTTGGCTCGGCAGGCTCTGATTGTTTTGCAT